CAAACCTAACGCAATCAGTTATACTTTTGATCGTGTAATGAATGGTGGAGTTGTGGTTGCACCACATACAGAGTATAAGGGAACAACACTTAAGGACATGAGAGCAGAGGCACTTACATATGTGCTATTGGGAGAGGGTGCAGACTTCATTCAACCTGATGCGTGGTTGTCTGAGTTGGGTGCAGATAAGGACATCTCACAGTTAATTGCTTTTGCCCGTCAGATGGCAACCTTAGTTGAGTTTGCAACACCTACTGAAGAGAAACTTTTAAAGAAGGATTTAAACGCATACATTCGTGATGGTGACGAAGTGGTTGCGGAGGAGTTTGCTAACTATCAGTTGGTTAGGTTGTGGTTGTTGGTTAAGGATATTAAAGAACAGTTTATGCTCAGAATGAGAGACAATTTTGATGCGGAGTGCTTCATAGGTAATGAATACATCTCAGGAGAAGGGTACGTCATGGCAGGGGATCACGGAGTTTATAAGTTGGTAGACAGAGAGGTCTTTAGTCATTATAACTTTAATATCATTCGTTCGTGAATACAGCAGTTATGGGGGTTTATACCCCCGTTTTTAAAAATGCGGTGGGAACCTAACCTACAAAGTGTTACGGAAGCGTGATAAATGTTGCATTTTATATACAAAAATTTCTCCAGGTATAGATAAACTGAAAAAGGAAAATGAAATCCACCTACATGAAAAAAAATCCCGACGAAATTTTGACTTCGATAGAGACCGATATGGTTACGGGTGAATATTATACAATCATACCAGAATGGATTATGAATGAGATGAACTGGTATGAGGGAACTAAAATAAAATTCAACATCGATACAGAAGAAGTAATCATCACAGAATCAGATGACTAAAGAACCACTTAAGTTTGCAGAGGATCGAATGGAATACTTTCGAGAGTTTCATTCAGTTGTTGCACCAGTAGTTGTATTGGAAGAATATGACTATGAGAGAAAGTATGATGAAGAACCAAGTTTTTGTAAACATCCCGATCAACAATGAAAAACTATCACATCTACCTAGAGGACAAATGTTTGTTCAAGAATCTTAATCAAGAAGAGTTTGATATAATCTGGGGAAAAATATATTACTCATATTTTAAAGAAGAACTCACATACGTTGAGTGTATAGATGATGCATGTATACAAGGTAAAGTAGAGGAACACTCTTATTGACAATGTATAGATAATAGTGTATTATATAATTATAATTGATCATTAGTATGGCGAAAGGATTTACTGTTAAATCAGCAGCTGCAAAAGCAAAGAAAGAAGCAAAAGCACCAGAGTGGGATTACGATAAAGCAAAAAGAATGATAGCAGGTAAGACAGTAGTATTCTGTTTGCCAGGTCGAGGAGTATCATATACATTTCTAAAGAACTTTGTGACACTATGCTTTGACTTAGTTCAAAACAAAGCAAGTATTCAAATATCACAAGACTATTCATCAATGGTAAATTTTGCCCGATGTAAGTGTCTTGGTGCAAATGTTCTTCGAGGTCCTGACCAGTTACCTTGGGATGGTAAGTTAAAGTATGATTATCAGTTATGGATCGACTCAGATATTGTTTTCAATGTTGAAAAGTTCTATCAACTCGTTTTGATGGACGAAAAGATTGCGTCAGGATGGTATTGTACAGAAGATGGAAAGACAACTTCAGTTGCTCACTGGTTAGATGAAGATGACTTCAAAGGTAATGGTGGAGTGATGAACCATGAAACACTTGATTCAATTGCAAAGAGACAGAAACCATTCACAGTTGATTATGCAGGTTTCGGATGGTTACTGATTAAGCACGGTGTCTTTGAAGACTCACAGATGACTTATCCTTGGTTTGCTCCGAAGATGCAAATATTTGAATCTGGTGCTGTTCAAGACATGTGTGGAGAAGATGTCTCATTCTGTTTAGACGCAAAAGAGGCAGGTTTCCGTATTATGTGTGACCCTCGTATTCGTGTAGGACATGAAAAAACAAGAGTTATATAAGATTACTCATAAAGGTGAGGTTCTTTTTGAGAATCTGACAGAGGAGGAGTACTTTACGAAGATGGAGGAACTGGCAGATAAGTTTTATGCTGAAGGTACACCGCATCCGCTCGAACTTAGAACTGAAATTAAGGAAAATTAATGGCAAAAACGTTTAGCATGGGTAACACAATTGAAACCCGCCCGAAAAAAACTCGTCAAGGAAAGGGAAAACACTCGAAATACTCGGCAACATCCCGTAACTCGGCTCGTAAAAGATACAAAGGACAAGGAAAATAGATGGCTTGTTTGATTGCGAATCTACCCTCTTATGAAGTATGGGTTCGTAAGGAGTATTTGACCGATCATAAGAGTGGTCATGGTGAATTTGTGAAAGGAGTCTGGGTTTCTGCAAAAAGTATTCCTGGCCGTGCGTTTTATTTTGAAACTTATCTACCAGATTATGCTGCAATGTTTGATAAGTTACCAATAAGCGCTTTTCTCTCCTCTCCTGAGATACCAGATCCAGATATGACACTACATAATTTGCAGTTTTGGAACTGTATGGACTATGGTGTGGTTGCAGTTCAGAAACAATTCATCGGTTCAATGCAATATGAGGTCTATACATGAGACTTTGGAACGCAAACAGGTACATATATTTGCACTTTAGACAATTATCATCAAGATGTAGACGCTGTAGACTACTCAACGAGTGAACAACCAGCGGAACATAAGTCTCATAACCTCTTAGAATTGGATAATGGACAGTTTTGTCTCTATCCTAACAACAGAATGAGGATATATGACAACAGTATCACTCCTGAGACACCTAAGATTCCTGATTTTAAGGTTTCAACCGTGTATTATCAGGTGGAAAACGGTCATGATCGTGATGGATTGGGTTCAGAAGAGAATTATTTTTGGAAAACAGCGAAAGAAAGGACTCTTGACGTGAGTGTAGGTTCTGGAAACACTGATATGAACGCTGATTTTTACGGTGGTGACTTTAAAATTGACTTAAATGAACCAGAATTGGGATGAAATGGGTGAACATCTCATATTAGATGTCTACGATGGGTATTTTGATGACTTAAATAGTCCAAATTTCCTTCGTGACATCTTCACTCGTGCGATTTTGAAGTCAGAGATGACAATATTGAATGAATATACACATAAATTCAGTCCATGTGGTGTTACATGTCTTTTTGCACTCGCTGAAAGTCATGTTTCTTGTCATACTTGGCCTGAATTTGGTCGTTTGAACGCAGATTTCTTCACTTGCGGCGAAAAAGACCCAAGAATCAGTGCTAAATATATTATTAACGCTTTAGAATCAGAAAAATATCGAATTCGAGTCGTAAAAAGATAAAAAAAGCGGTATAAATAAAAACAGGAAACTTTTTGTGTAAATAGTGGCTTCTAGGGCATTCAAAGATATCAACTTATCCTTCAAACGTCATCCTGTGACGAATGATGTGATTACGGTTAGTGATGAAGACGCTATAAAAAGGTCTGTAAAGAACATAATTTTTACAATTCTTGGTGAAAAACCCTTTGAACCTAATTTTGGGTCAGTTATGAACCAATCTTTGTTTGATTTAAATACTAATTTAAGTGAAATCAGAGTATCAGATGAAATTAAAGCATCTTTAGATAATTATGAACCTAGAATTAATAATATTGACGTATCCGTATCAATTTTAGCGGATAGTAATGAAATGAACTGCACAGTTCAATATGATATTGTCGGTATTCCCGCTCCAACACAAACAGTAGACGTTCTTCTTTTCCCAGCTAGAGTATAATGGCTTTCGGTCAATACGTTAATTTAGATTTTGATCAAATTAAAACGTCAATCAGAGATTATCTGAGGGCAAATACGAATTTTACGGATTATGACTTTGAAGGGTCTAACCTTTCGATAATTATTGACGCATTAGCATATAATACATATACGACTGCTTATAACACTAACATGGCAGCGAATGAGTGTTTTCTTGACTCCGCTACACTTCGAGAAAACGTCGTTGCACTTGCCAGAAACATCGGATACGTTCCAAGATCTCGTAGATCATCAAGAGCAAGAATATCTTTTACTGTAGATGGTCTAGTAGACACATCAACACTTACAATTAACGCTGGTGTCATTTGTAATGGTGCTGGAGAAAACACAAACTTTATATTTTGTATTCCAGAAGACATCACAGTTCCTGTTACAAACGGATTTGCAGAATTTAATAACATTGAAATATATGAAGGTGTTTTTGTAAGTGAAAACTTCACAGTTGACACTTCTCTGTTCAATCAAAGATATATTCTTGACAATTCATTCATTGATACATCAACAATTAAGGTTAAAGTCAAAAGTTCTTCAACAGCGACTTCTTCAGTCACTTATAAACAGATTGATAACATCGTCGGAGTCACTTCAACATCAAATTCTTACTTATTACAAGTTTCTTCCGGCGC